GGCTGGAAGAGCCGCGAACGTCGCGGTTTTTGGCCGAACCAAGGCTGTCGCCGGCGCCGCCATTGGCGCAAGCGACAAAGTCATGGTTGGGAGCGACGGCAGGTTCCTGACTTGGGCCACCGGGAAACACGCCGAAGGCATCGCGATCGTAGGGGCAACCGCGGCAGGTGTGGTCTTTGATTTGCTACTCAAGCCGATGGGCGTCGATTAGCAGACTCCAACCACCAAGTGGCCATAAGTAACCGAACAGGAGAATCACATGCCACAACCAACAGCACAAAGCGTCCACGTAAACAGGCCGCTGACCAATCTGTCCGTTGCGTACACGCAGCAACAAAAGGACTTTGTCGCCGGTACGGTGTTTCCGTACGTCAAAAGCAAGAAACAGGCCGACAACTATTACGAGTATAACCGGGCGTATTGGTACCGCAACAACATGAAGAAACGCGCACCGGCTACGGAGTCCGCCGGTTCTGGTTACGTGGTCGACGGAACGCCAAACTTTTATTGCGATGTCTTCGGGTTGCACCGAGACATCTCAGATCAGGAACGTGACAATGCAGATGATCCGATCGATCTCGATCGGGAGGCGACCGACTGGCTGTCCCTCCAGGGGATGATCAACCAGGAAATCGAATGGGCCGCCAAAAACTTTACCACCGGGGTATGGACCGGCAGTACCACGGGTGGCGATATCACCCCGACCGTCCTATGGAACGCCACTGGGAGTGATCCGGTTAACGATATCGACGTCCAGCGATCCGCCATGAAGGAAAAAACCGGCTACTGGCCAAACACGCTGGTGATTGGTGATAAAACTTTCCGCGGCCTCAAGAACAACGCGGAAATCAAAGATCGTGTGAAGTACACGCAGCGCGCCGTCATCACTATAGACATGCTCGCCAGCTTGTTCGAACTCGACAGAGTCATGTTGGCGACGGGTGTCCAAAACACCGCAGCCGAGGGGGCGACGCCGAGCTATAGCTTCATTGCTGGCAGCAAAGATGCGTGGTTGGCGTTCGTCAACCCGTCCCCAGGTGTTCGCCAACCATCGGCGGGCTATACCTTCGCATGGACCGGCCATGTCGGTGCCGGACCACAAGGACAGGCGATCAGTAGGTTCCGCATCGACCCGAAGAAAGCTGATCGGGTGGAGATCGAGCAGGCCTTTGATCAGAAAGTGGTTGCTCCCGATCTCGGTGTGTTCTTTGATGGGGCGGTGGCCTAGGATGCCCCGGTATTTGGCTGGCCCGGGGTATCGCGGCAACCCGGGCGATACCAGAAAAGAGGGCGATCCAGTCCCTGAGGCCGAACAATGGACCGACCCTGGCGTCTGGGTTCGGGCCGGGCATCTTGTCGAGGTGGCTAACGATCCAGCAACATCGGTAGTCGATCCACCGCCGAATGAGCCGGCCGCCCCACCGGCGCCCAGTGAACCGGAGCCGCCACCGGATGACGGAGACAACTCCGATACTTACACCACGGCGCGGTTGAACTTTCTCAGGAAGGCGCGGCTCCTGGAGATCGCGACCGAACTCGAGGCACCGGTCACCGATGGTATGGGAAAAAAAGAGCTGGTGGAAGCTATATTGGCCAGACAGAACCAGGACAGTTGACCGGTAATCCTGTGGTCATAGATTGACCACAGGGTGCCAAAAACGGCGGGTATTATGCAGTGGAGCTATTCTAACGATCCAGGTGACAGCGATCGCGACGCCGTGCGGTTCTTGGCTGGCGATACCGACAAATCTGATCCGCTCGTTGACGACCGAGAGGTGGATTATGCGCTTACTCTCGGATCCCACGATATCGCGGCCGCTGTCATCTGTGAACACTTGGCTGCCAGGTTCGCCCGAGAAACCGATATTGAAAGCGGTGAAGCAAAGGAAAAGTGCTCGCAACGAGCCAAGGCGTTCAAAGACCGGGCCGACGAACTGCGCCAGCGCGCCGGCATTGCGGTATTACCAAGCTTTGGCGGCCTGAGCCGGGGCGAAAAACAAACCCTGGCCGCGAACCCAGACGCCGTGCAGCCATTTTTTGGCCGCGACGAATTCGACAACCCAAACGCGAATCAATTCGATGGTGCCGGCTGGGGTGATGATTGATGGGCTTTCGGACGCTGAAAAAGGCCTACAATACCAGATTCACGGCGGCGCCCATGATGGATAAAACCGTCGACGGTGATCCAATATACGGGGACCGGTTTCACTTTCTCGGACGCCTCGAGAAGCAATTCCGCAAAGCCATAGGCCCGGACGGAAACGAGATCGAGCTAAAACATACCATCTACACCTTCGCTGATTTGGTGGAATGCAAAAACCTCCGCGCTGGCAAAGGCCCGATCCACTGGAACGATCTGATCTGGTTCCCAGGAAAAGATACTGACGATATCAATTGCGGCGATATCGTTTTGACCGTAGGGGAAATACCGACGCTTGGGGTGTGCTCTGTCCGGAACATTCATTATGCGCTAGGATTGTAGTATGCCAAAGATTACGTTCGATTTCCGGGTTGATGGTATAGAAAATATGGTCAAAAACCTTGAACGGTTCGAGCGAACCGCCGTCAAGGCGGTTGCGGCGGCCATCTACGCCGAAGCCCAGTCGGTAATTGAACAATCGCAGCGCATCTGTCCGGTGGATACCAGCTGGCTGGTGAACTCGAACTACGTTACGAAGCCATTTGTGATTGGGCGATCCCCTGAGGTTGAATTTGGCTACGCGGCGGTATACGCCGTTGAGGTTCACGAAAAAACCGGGGTGACATTTCGGAAGGCTGGGGCGCGAGCGAAGTATTTGGCGATCCCGCTCAACCGAGCCAAGCGCAAATTACTGCGCAATATCGGCAAGCGTGCTTGGCGTGACATACAGCGCGGCCGCGCTAGGCTGGTGCCGGGCCAAGCACCGAACCGACCGCGTAATCGAGGATCAAACCCAAACCCGGGCACGGGTGGGTAAATGGCAAAGCAACCCGATAAAGATCTGGTCGCGTATCTTGTCGAAAACGTCACGACAGTCCAACTGGTCGAGGGGCGTAATATCTTTTCCGGGCAGATACAGCCGGCAGAGCGTGGTATCGTGGATGATCTGGCGATTTTCATCATCCCGTTTTCTGGACCGGAACCGGAATCATTCCTCGGATGCACCAAATCGCGTTGGATGCCAGAGCTGCAGCTTTGGTTCAGGGGGCCAAAGCGCCGAGCTCGGTGGAAAATCATGTTGGAGCTGGCGCGTGAGGCGCGCAACGTGCTCCATTCAGATAACACGATCACGGTCCCTGGTTATACCGATGTCAGGGCGCTGGAGTCCGCGCCGTTACCTCAGGCCGACGATGACGACGGGAGACCACAGGCAACCCTCAACGTACGCATGGAGTATTTCGAATGAAGGTACGACTTACGGTTGGTAAAAAACTACCGAACCGGACAATCTACTACCCGGGCGTCTACAATGTCCCGGATAAGATCGGGAGAGAATGGGTGACCACCGGGTGCGCCGTGCCGATCATTGGTTCTCCACCGCCAAAGGTTGCCGAACCACCCGATACTACATTACAATCCACACCAGAACCAGAACCGGAACCGCCCGAGGCGGACGACCAGACCCCACAGGAGGACTGAAAAATGCCAGATCTACCAATCCAAGATGGCACCCAGAATGGCTCGATTCCCGAGCTCACATTTACCGCTGCCGACGCCGGCCTCGTTGACGAATTCGTGAATGACGGCAGAACCATCGTTATTGTCGCCAACGGCGACGCCAGCCCGCACACCGTGACACCGGCCGTAAGCCGTGATCTCGGCGGGATGGTCGCCGAGGCTGGTGCTCCCACATCAGTCCCGGCCGGTGAACAGGGGTTTCTGGGCCCGTTCGACATCGGCACATTCAACACTGGTGGCAAGGTCGAGCTCACCGTTGATGCCGCTACTTCGATGACTTACGCAGTGGTGCGCCTTCCTCGTCGGTTCTAGGATCAATCATTGGTCCATTGAGTAACCAAGACAGGAACGAAAGGAAAACCAATGACAGATGCTGGGCCACAACAAGGCAGAATTTCGCAGCTACAGTACAGTAAAGACGGTGGTTCGACGTGGGCAGAGATCGAGTGTATCCGCGAAGCTACGATGTCGGTAGAGAAAGGGGAGATCAACTCCACTTGTCGCCGTAGCGGTGAGTGGGAAGATTTTGCCCAAGGCCGAAAAAGCGGCACCGTTGAGGCAAATGCACTATGGGATGAAGGCGACGCGGTGATTCTGGACATCGCCGATGCGTTTTACAATGACATCGTATGGGATTATCGGTGGATTTATGTCCCCGGTGTCGGAAACACCAAGTACACCATGCGATGCCAGGTAAATTCACTCAGCAAGGGCGCGCCCGGTGACGACATCCAGACCGTCGATTTTACCCTGCGCATCAAAGGACCATCTGTACCAGGCGTACAGCAACCATAGGAACACCACAACACCATAACAGCCCAGGGGGGCCGCAATGAAAAGCAACCCATTCAAACCTTCTGTTAATATCGAGATCGACAACGAGACGTATACCGTAAGGGCGGGATTCGGCGAAGTTGCGGAGTTCGAACGCCAGGTTGGGAAACCAATACTCGACGCATTAGGCGGTACGCCAAGTGTCGATGCTGTCTCGGTTTTCCTCGCCATCGGTCTTCGGTGGAAACTCGGAAGAAAGAAAGCCACTCCAAAATGGGTGTGTAATCGCTTTGATCGTGATCCGGAGGCATTCACCGCTTCGATCGAGGCGATATCAAAGCTAATTTTGGAGTATTTCCCAGGGGCGAAAGAAGAACAGGACGAAGACGGCCCTTTAGGGGAGACCGAACCGGAACAGGGGGGCGAAGACGAAAACTAAAACCAGGCGAACAGGACTGGGAGGCTTACCTGGAGGCAGCCTTCACAATTGGTCTTTCGCTTGAACAGTTTCTCGATTACTCACCCCGGTTGCTGTTGTTGCATGTGCGGGCATACAGAAAGGAGAAAAAAGAAAATATAAGGCTGTTGGCTTGGCTGCAGTCAAACATCTTGAATCGGCTCCGATGGGACAAGAGCACACCGAAGGTATCGGTCAGCCAGCTACTCGGAGAAAGGACAATAGTCCCGGCATCAAGGGAGGCCCTGATACAATCAATGAGGGATGACGCCGAACAGACAGCGAAAAACAACGAGGAAACGGACGACCGATGGCCACTACTTCCCTTGGAACGCTAACAGCCCGAATGAGGGCCCAAACCGCCGCTTTCACAGCGGCGATGGCCCGGGCCAAGAAATCCGTGAAGAGTTTCGGCGCCGCGGCTGAAGGTGTCCGTAACAAATCTGCAGTTGCCTTCGCCGCTCTGGGCGTTAGCGTTGGATTGATCACCAAAACCTTTGCCAACTTCGAAACACGGATGGTCAAGGTCAAGGCGATCACCGGGGCCACGGACGACCAATTCAAAGAGCTCCAGGACACCGCGCGCGACTGGGCACAGAAGACAGAGTTTTCGGCCACCCAGGTCGCCGGAGGCATGCAGTTCTTGGCACAGGCGGGGTTCACCGCAGAGAAAACCATGGCCGCCATACCACAGACGCTAAAACTAGCGTCGGTCGGTATGATGGACCTAGCACAAGCCAGTGATATTGTTACGAATATCATGAGCGGCATGGGCCGGACAACGGATCAGTTGTCGGATACCGTTGATATATTAGTGAGCGCCAGCACTGGCGCCAATACCAACGTCCAGCAGCTCGGCGAAGCGTTCAAGTTCGTCGGCCCTGTGGCCAGATCGGCTGGTATTGGATTCGAAGAGACCACGGCATTTCTGGCGTTACTCGGAAACGCCGGTATCCAGGCATCGCTGGCCGGGACCTCGTTGAGGGGATCGATCACAAGGCTATTGGCCCCAACCGACAAGTCGGCCGCGATATTGAAAAAGCTTGGCATATCTGCAGTCACCGCCGGCGGTGAGCTGAAACCGCTTGATCAGATCATCGGCCAGCTGCAGCAATCCGGCGCCACCACGGCCCAAATCATGCAGGTGTTCGGGCTTCGCGCCGGGCCAGGGATGGCGGCCCAAATCGCCGTCGGCCAAAAGGGCTTTGAAACCTTCGTGCAGCGATTGCGTGATTCTACAAAGGGCGTTGGCGCGGCGCAAACCATTCTGAACGATGTGGCAAAAACCACGGCGTTCCAGTTCAAAGTGCTGGTGTCCAAGTTCCAAGAAGCCGCCATCGCGATCGGGCAAGAACTCGCCCCAACGATCATGTCCCTGAACCTCGGACTCCAGGCCGTTGTTGACTGGTTCAACGCGTTGTCTCCGTCCGTCAAGAGCGCCATTGGGCATATATTGCTCGGTGCCGCGGCGTTCACCGCGGTGGTAACCGTGGTGGCGACCCTGATGACGATCGCCCCGGCGTTGGTGACTGCGGTCGGGGCGATAGGAGGCGCTTTCGCTGGCGCCGGGGCGATCGCTTCGCTTGCTTGGTCGCCAATCACACTCATAGTTCTTGCCGTGGTGGCGGCCATCGCCGCCGCGATCACGATCGTGGGAGCTCTTCGGAGGGCGTGGGAGTCCAATTTTGGCGGCATTCAAGATAAAGTTGCCGCGGTTGTTGGATTTGTAAAAAACGAGATCGCGATCGCGGGTGAAATAGTGGATGTGACCTTGGACTCGTGGACATCCGCTTTTGGGGATGCGTTCGATTTCATAGTCGATGCTTTTGAGATTGGAGCCAAGGCTGCGAAAAAGTTCTTTGATTTTCTGGTAAAAACCAACCCCATCGTTGCCGCGGTCCGAGCGGTGTGGGAGGAAAACTTTCTCGGGTTGAGCGACATCATCACGAACGCTGGCAAAGGCATAGTCAAAGCCTGGGATACTGTTGTCCAATTCATCATCGACTCAACAAAGCCCATCGCGGCGGCGCTCGATTTTCTCGGGGGCGCGGCCGGCGCGATCGCCGAGATCGCATTACCCGGCGCCGGCGCCGCGGTGGCTGCGGTAGCCGGTGGTCCTGGGGCGCCAACCGGTGCGCCAGGAATAGGCGCAGGTGCTGGTGGCGATGGCGGAGGCGCGGCCGCGGTGGCGAAGTCCGTAGCGGATAGCTTTAAGGCCGGCCTGGACATGATTCTGCCGTCGTTTGGCGAACTCAAAGAAGAGATGTCATCACTCGGCGATGGAACGAAAAAACTCGGCGATACACTGAACGCTGGCGCGGCCGCCATTGGCGAGGCCGCGATAGGGGCCGAGGGGATGGGCCGCAATATCACCGGATTGAAAGATACGGTCGACGCATTCACGGAGCGGCAGATAGCACAAATCGAATTCGAGACCGGGATACGCGATGCCTTGGCGCGCAAACAAGACGAGTCAATACAGGCATCCATGCAGCACGCCGAACAGATGCGCTCAAAGTTCGGCCTGTTTGCTTTATCGTTCGGTGAAATGGTGGACGAACTAAGAACACAACTCAGCGAAACCATAAGCCCACAAATCGCGGTCGGGGCGCAAAAGTTTGCGGCTGGCATTGCCGCTGAACTTGGCGGTTTAGAGGACGTGCTCAAAGGGGCAATGGAAGGCTTTAAAGCTGGCGGCCCAATTGGGGCGATCATAGGCGCAGTTGTAGCGATATTGCTCCAAATGGAAAACGTAGTAGATGCGATCAAGCTTGTTGGGGAAGGCTTCGGGATGATAATCGAAGCCATAAACCCATTATTCAAGGGATTGGTCACGATAAACGAAGCGATCAACTCAGTGCTCGCGCCAATTCTGGAACAGGTTGGTAAGATATTCGATATAATCGGCGGCGTTCTCCTGAAGTTCGCCGAACCACTGCTGAAGATCATCGACATCATCGGCACGGTTCTGGAGCCAATCTTCGAGGTTCTTGGCGCCGTATTTGAGGTCCTCGGGGAGTTTTTCGAGATCATTTCTGACCTCGGCGGTATGTTTAGCTTGCTGACCCCTATTCTGTGGCTGCTTACAGAGGCCGTGAAGTTTATCGCCGGCATCATCAAAGAGATAGCCAAAGGGATCAGCGAGATAGGCAAAGGCATTGCTCGGTTCTTTGACGATGTCCGGAAGGAACTGGCCAACTTCCTACGCTCGATCGGTCTCGGCGATCTTGCTAATGAGCTAGCCCCGCAAGTCGCGGCCGTGATTGATGCTCCTGTGGTGGCCACCGAGCCAGCAGACGAGGTGACAGATCTGGGCGCCGCGGCGGATGATACCGCCGATGCGTTGCGTGATACGACAGCGTCCGCTGAACAACTGGCCGATTCAGTCCGTGACGTGAATGAAGAGATCCTAGGCGTCCCGGAAGGGTTCAAACGGTCGCTGGCCAGGTTCCAGGCAATTGATCCGGCCGATGGCGAGACGGCCCCCGGGGGCATGGGGATGACCGTCAACATCACCGCTACCTCGGTTGACGAGGTCGGTGAAATGCTGGATGAGCGGGGAATGTTTGACAATATCGTCACCGGTGGATCTGGGATAACCACCGGCGAATTCGCCGTAGAAAGGGCCGGATCGTGACGACGGAATTCATGCGGGTCAACGGGTTTCCGATCGAGGTGAGCAGCGAAGCCTCCCAGGAACGACTGATCGAGGTCGGGTCAAGAAAGCGTGGCTTCGGCGGCCGTCCAATGATCGAACGCCGCAGCACGTTGCGTGTTTGGGCCGGTCAGACAATCCCGCTTGCCGAAAGAATCGCCTTGGCCCAACGGGCTGCAATCCGTGGCATTGGTGAGGTGTTCCCTTTTGATGCCGACTTTTACAGTCGTGGTGGTCTTCCGCAGGTAACCGGTACGAGTGCAGGTCTTCGGGTTGGTATCGGATCCACGGGGCAACTGGTGGTGGATGAGAATGGAGCCGCCGAATCCAAATACGGCGCCGGATCGTTGGCTGTTGATCAATCGACGGTAAATATCCTTTCGGCCCCCTCAAGGGACGCGGAGGCCGCCCCAACCGGTTACAGCATTGTCGGAGCGGCCGCCATTGCGGGATCGACGGTATACGCTGTACAAGGCCTTCGTTCCCTGCAGGTCACAACCAGCTTTATTGCGGCTGGATGCGAAACAACGCCGACGGCTGGGATTCTCGGGTCAACGCCATACTCGGCGAGCGTATACGTCTATACCGATGTCGGTGGATCGGTGGTCTTGGAGATCTATGATCCTGTCAATGGAGTTATTGCCACCAAAACGGTACCGCTCGTTATTGGTAAATGGTTGTTGGTAACGACGTCCGGGACGTCATTTCCAACCAGCGCGACGGCGAGAATAAGGGTCCTTAACGCCGTGGCCGGATTGACGATATTTCACTGCGATGCGTTCCAGCTCGAGCAACAACCGGCACCAACCACCTGGGTTGACGGCTCAAGGGCGTCTGGCAATCTCCGATACAGTCCAGCGGTGTTATCCGGAGAGACACCCAAACCGGTCAATCTGTCTGTCTTTGCGTGGGTGCGTTCACCAACAGCCAACCAAGCATCTTTCGCGACGATATTTTCCGCGGAAACAGACGCAGGTACAGGAAGTGATAGGGTATTGCTGATACGCGGCGTAGCGGCAAATAATCTAATTCTCAGTCTTTTTGATAGCGGGGGCGGTGGGGATAGTCTGGTCTACTCAACCCCGTTATGGGATGATGATTGGCATCACGTCGGATTTACTTTTCAGCGCGATGACGTGAACAATAACTCAATTACCGAGCTTTATATCGACGGCGTTTTGGTTGCATCCAAAATCATGTCCACGATCGCAGATCTGACACGGCTCACCAAGGTTTATGTTGGTAATCTTGCTGGAGGTAACCAATGGTATGGCCTGATTGATGATATGGTCATCTATCCATACACGGCGGCACCGGATCAGGTATCCGGCCTGCACGGTATGGGTGTGGCCATGTCGGCACTGCCGAGCGTCTACGTCGACGGTGACATCATGCCAGACCCACCATTGTCGGTATTGGCTATTGGATCAGCGGAGCAGGCGACCTATATCGGCGCCACGATAGACAGCGATGACGGCTTCCTGGAAAGCAATCGGACAATCGGATACGAAATGGCCGAGGATGATTGATGCGCGTCATCTCGGCAAGCCAAGAACGTATTTGGCGCAGCGGGCGTCAATCCACCCATGTCAGGGTTTTAATCGATGGCATCGATATCACCGATCTAGAGGGTCATAACTGGTTTCACGGCGGGACCATCACCGAGGGCGACAACATGCCAGTCGCCACGGCAGAGCTGGAGATCCACAGAGATTACGGACACCTTTCATTGTCCCCGTTCCGCGATGATTCGAAACTCAATCAAGGCGGGGTGATTGTTGACGTTGCCAAACCACTGCAGGTCTGGTCCGCTAATTCACCAGCCGATATTTATCCTGCAGATACTGACTATATGTTTATATATTCTGGTATAATAGATTCTTTTAACTTTGGTACATCTCCGGGCAAAATCAAGTCCAGGGATAAGGGTTACTTGCTCGCCGATACGATGATCAAGACCATACGGGTTTATGGATCACCAACCGGAACGCCATTGGAAACGATTATCCAGAATATATTGGATGACAACATCAACACCCCAGGCCTTGGGTCGGTGACGCTTTTCTCGGTCAACGGCACGCCCGGTACCCCATTCATCCCGGCCGAGTCGCCTGGCTATAACCTGTACACGTTTTACCAATCCAAGCAATCGGTATTTGAGGCAATTCGCACCTTGACCACTGAAATCGGATGGGAAATCAAGTATCGGTTCAATAACAACACGGGAGACTTTGAACTCACCCTTTATGAACCTCCGCGATCCAAGACAACGCCTGATTTCTCGTTCAACAATCGCAATGAATACCGCGATTTTCGTGAATTTGAGGTATCGCGACTTGGTGTACGAAATAGCTTCAAGGGCGTCTTTACCGACATTTCCGGAGTTGAGATGAGCGGTACGCCGGATTTGACATTCGCCGAAAACTTCCCGGCCCCGGACACGATCACGCGTTCGGCCGGCAGTTGGATCACGGATGGGTTCCTTGGTAACCAAAGAATCAAGGTAGTCGGCACAACGCTAAACGATAGCGAGTACCAAATCGATACCGTTAGCGCCACGGTCTTGACTCTGAAAGAAGATGAGGAACTACAGGACGAAGGTCCTGTGTCCGGGGTCACTGTCACCACTGGTTTACGGACCACTATAACCGTGATCGATCAGGCCAGTATCGACAAATACGGCGAGCTCTACATGGAGCTCACCGAAGGAAGCGCGAGCCAGATCAACACGGTCACCGTAATGGAGAGATACATCGACGGTGCCAAAGGAGACCTATCAGAGCCGACCGCTATCGCAGGCGTGGTGATGCCGTACTTCCCGTGGGGCGAAACAGCCCCTGGTGACCTGTGGGGTTTTGCCGCCAACGGTGTGCATTTCAGCTCCGGTCAAAAGTTCGCACCGGACAAAATCACGCACCGGTTCGACGGTTCCGGGGACGCCAAGACAACCGCCAGTCTCCGCGGCAAAGTAGCCGGCGGCCGGCTCCGGTGGTTTGAGCGCGAGGGCGGACGACACGTGGCCGCGGCTATCGACGACAAGCAAGACGTGGCACCGTCCAATATGGGTACCCAGGCATCAGCGCAAACCATAATCCTGACCTTTGACGATCCACGGGTGGCCGAGCCCAAAATGGTGGACTACGCCTATACCGAAGTATACTTGAGCACAATCGCCAATTTTACCCCGTCAGAAGCTACTTTGGTGAAGCGGATCCAGGACACCAGAATCGAGCTTTCTGGGCTTGTGCCAGGTCAGATCTATTATGCAAAGCTGATCCATGTTGATCGTCAAGGCAACAGGTCACAGATCAGCGTCCAGGTGATTGAGACCGCCCAGAAGGTGGCGGCGTACCACACCAACAACGAGACCGAAATAATCGCTGTCAATCGCAATCCTAGCTTTGGCCAATTCACTTTCCCGGAAAATGCCAATCCACCTGATGCCTGGATGCCGGACCCAACGAGCGGATCCGGAGCGTCGTGGGGATCTGGTCCTGGTCAATGGTGGTGGAGCGCAAGCACCCAGTTAACCGGCGATCGTTCGGTGGTTTTCAATGCAGAGCCGGTTCCAGGTGGTGGCGGCACATTCAACCGGTATTTTGTGTCCGAGGCGTTCCTGGTGGCGGAGGCCAGGGTGTACCAGGCGAGCTTTGCTTTTCAGCATGCTGGCGATGGCGGCCCAAATAATCAGGTATGGATTCAGCCGGTGGTGACATTCGCCCAATCAGATAAGGTTTTTCCGGGAGTTTTTACGCAACTTAGGAGCACGGTCTACGGCTGGGAGGCCGGCCCGATCACGATACCGCCAAACACATGGGTTTCCGATCGGGGTTTTTTCACCACACCGCCAGGGTTTGGTCTGAAGTATGCTCAAATCGGGCTATGGGTAACCGTGACATCTGTCGGTTTTTTGGACCCATCACATCCGACAACATTCGCAGACCGCTTGACGGTCGTACGATCGTTGGCGAAATTGGTCAAAAAACCAACAGTTCTGACTATTCGGTCCGTCCCGCAGAATACCTGGGTGCAGCCATGGCTGCAGGCATCGGCCGAGTTCGACAACGCCGCAGCCTTCACCCCTGGTGTTGTTGGGGTGAACGCCGGCTTCTACACGATCCCAACCGATGGTGAATATTACGTCTCGGGTCAGGTATTTTTACCAACCCTGACATCAGCAAGAAGAATGGTCTGCAAAATACAACGAAACGGGATCGACATCGTTGTTGGCCCATCTTCTGGCACCGCGGCCGGCCTGCAGCCGTTCGCGGCCGCCATGGCCGGACCGATACAACTGATCCGCGGCGACATTATCACGTTGTGGGTATACCACAACGATCCGGTAACCCGAAGCGTCGACGATAACGGTAGCTTTCTCCTCATCACTCAGCTTACGGATATAGATGGCTCGGCATGAACGACCTACGCGAAAAAACTCTATATACCTATGATTTCTCCGATTTCCCCACCGGCATCGAACCAGGCGTGTTGTTCGACGAAATATACCGGGAGACCGGTGTCGTTGCTGATATTGGCATCCAGGGATCGACGGTCTACATCTCGATCCCGTCCGGGGCTCTCACAAAAACACAGGTGGACGCATTGGTGGCGGCGCATGCCGGACCACAAGCCGAGGGAAAAACAGTGGTTGTCGCACTAGCGATCTCCACCGGGGTGACACCAATCCTCAACGCGTGGACGTATGTCGGGGGGATCACCACCGTGGTACCATACCCCAATGGGCGAATCGCGGTTGACGGAATCGTCATGACCGATGGCGCGACCATGTCTGTGCGGCTTGTTGATGGTGACGGCACGCAATACGGCCGCGGTACAGCCACGACAACGGGAGAAGAACTGTTCACCATCGATTGCTCCGGATTCAAGCCGCGCGTCGCCAGTTATTTTGTCGAGGCAATGCATGATGATCCGAGTCCGGTCGGGCCAAATGCTTACATTAAAGCCATGACTCTAAATATCTACGAGTAGGACGGACCCATGGAAGTATTTTTTGCTGAACTGACGCGATACCAGAACATGCTTTTGGTGGCATCCACCTGGGTGGCCTTGGCGACGTTCAAGGCGGTGTTTAGGCGCGCCGCCCGGTCACGACTGTACGCGCGGATTGCCCCATTACTTCCGGTTCTGCTTTGCTCAGCCGGGGTGTGGGTCCCAGGGGTGGCCGATGATCATACCATCGGCACCAAGATTATGCTTGGCGTGATACTCGGCGCAATCACCGCCAATTCGCACAAAGTATTGAAACAGTCCATAATCGGGAAAGACGAAAGGATACCTGCAAGCAGGTTGTCAAAATTCGTCGATGACGGTAGATGGGGTAAAACGTGACTAATAAACCGAAATACACCGGCATCATAATCGCCGTGGCAAAGGCCACGGGCACCATCATCCCAGTTGGCGGCGTTAGTGGTACGGTGATCCAATGAGTTGCGTGTGCGACGAAAACAGCTTCGCGGCAAGCTGCATCAACCTCACGTTCCAGAGCAATACCGACAACGAGTTCATCGCTGTCATATCTGACGCGGATGAAAAAGCGATCGACATCACCGGCGATACGATCACACTCACGGTGACGTCGTCACTTGGTGGTGTGGTGGTGTTCACTCACTCAAACGCCGCCGGAGGCCACGAAGACCCGACGAAAGGGCAGACCAGGTTTTCGGTTTCCAGGGCCGACTTAGTGGCTGCCAGTTCGACAGCTACCACTACTTGGGTGTATGAGATACGTCGTATTGTTGGCGGAGCTGGGGATCAACACGTCCATATTTGGGGCCGTTTTATTGTGGAGCCAACATGAATTGCGAATACGAGCTATTCCGAACCCAGGGCCTGGTAGGGGCTGACCTGCTTACCGAGCTCAAGGACGTTACAATCACATCACTGACCGGTATTGTTTTTCGCGTTCGCAAGCCGGATCGAAGCGAGCTGATCAAGCCAATTGTCATAGCTGACGACGCCGGTGGTTTGTTCTATCTGGAGTGGGCCCCCGGCGACCTGGATGACGTTGGCGATTACAATGTCGATATTGTGATCGAGAGCACGCCCGGTGACGCGCAACCAATACCGGAGGGGCACCCTGTAACAATACATGTTAGGGCATCGGCGTGAAAACCCTGAAGTGGTTTTGGCGTCGATCGTGGTTGCTTCTGTTTTTTGTGGGCGCGGTGATTGGATGGTTGGCAACCCGCAGGTATTCCCCGATTCAGCGTGTGCGGATGGAAAAGGACGCAATTAATGCCCAGGAAAAAACCGAACAACTCGCCGTTGACCGCGGCGCTGATGCGGCTAACGCGTTGGCGGACATGGAGTATAGAGAAACGCTTGACAAGATCGGCGCGAAAGAACGGAAGCTTGTTGACGATCTTGTTGATGACCCTGGGCGCCGTGTTCGCCTACTCAATAGATTGTCAAGCAAGGGCGGATAAGCCACCGGCGGAAGAGGACATCATTTTTCTCGAGGCCGGGGCCATCGTGCCGTTTGCGGGCGATCTGTACCCACCGATCAGAGCCGCCCGTATGGGAGCCGCGGCAACGTTTTGCCAGGAGCGGATCGACGCGAAGATTGAACACGCGGCCAAAATCCACAGGATTGAAATCCAGCGCGTCGAAGACAAGGCGGCTATACGTGCCGATGCCGATGCACGCCGGTTGGAATTATCGCAGTCAGAACTCGACAAGGCCCAATCATGGGATCGCTCACCGGTGTTTGTGGCGGCCGTGGCGTCTGGTATAACCATGGTTGCGATCATGGTTGCTGCGGCATTCTCTGGAGCTCTACAAGGGACCCTTTAACCACGATTTTCCATTGCGACTCGGTGGAGTGAACTCCTCCGGGCCGTCTTCCCGCGGTGGTCGCGAATAGCATTCCCATGCAACTGAATCAATCTATTCAGAGCCGTTGACGTATTTCGCGGTTTACACTATTATATGAATAGCTGGCAAACCGCACAGAATGCCAAGCCATGCAGTTGAATCGGGTGGCACCGAGCACGGGTGGCGAAAAGCTATGTATTATCGAACCATGCCGTGAGTCTGGCTCGATAATAGTGAAGTAGGAGCCCATAGTGTGCAGCTGCGCTGGCTCAGTCGGTGGTATGCCGGCTGGTCAGTAACCAAATGTAGTCCGGTATTCCATTAAAAATACGGTTGCGTAGGTAGTGTCAGCGCCCTACGCTGATAGTAGTGCGATAGGAGTCTTGCGTGGACGATTTTTCCCAGCTCTCAGTCGGTGGTATCTTCGCTCTGATGGTTCTGAAAACCGTATTCGATTTCGTCATGAAGATGCGGAACCGCGGCGCGCCGGACCAGGCCGACAAGATCCTGGCCAAGCTAGATGAAATTGCCAAGCTCAACACTGAACTCGTGACTCATATCCGCCGATTCCCCGAGCTTGTGGACGCTACTCTTGAGACGCGGCGCCAGGTCACTGACCTAAATGAATGGACCAGGCGTACGCTTGAACGGATCGAGCAAGGTCAGGAGAGAATCGAACGCAGGGCTGTCAACAAGCCAATCACTGGGGCACCGGCGGCGTGAGAAGGGCCGCCTCCGCTCAGCCTGCGTATAGGCAACCTTCGCAGAGACGGCCCGGTGAGTCCTAATACTGGGCCGATCAGATTCAGGCAACAGCGTAGCACTATTAGGTCAACGTGTAAACGGGGTAATCACACCGTAACGGGGCCGCGAGCCCCCGGCCGGTTGCCTGCGCGGTAACTCCTAGCGATGTCTGTGGTATCTATGTCTTTGTTCAGTCGAGGACGCCCTCGGGGCGCCTGGTGGCAGCGTAGCATTGTCAGACCAACAGATCAATGATATCAAGTCAATATGGTTGATATGAAGATCGCCACGGTTGGTTTGATATCTCCCGGTGGAACCGTCAGGGGACCAGAGAGTTCGACCCCCGGCACCGTCACCGTTTTCGGTGATGACGTCGGGCGCACAATCAAAGAACCCGATTCCGACATCAACTGCGCCGGTGAGAATCTGATCAATGTCGGGGTGGATCAGAGTGCATTCGATCCGCAGCTGATGTCGTCCGGAGTGGCAACCACTGGCCAGGTGGTGACTGCTGACGGTGTTGGTGGGGCCGACTGGGCCGATGCCGGCGGCGGTGCGGTGCCTGAGGTGCGCACGTTGTACGTCGGCAAACATGGCGCTGATGGGAATGATGGTACCTCGATTGGCGTGGCAAAACTGACGATGGCTTCCGCGGTTACGGCGGCCACCGCGTTGACGCCAACCCAGGGCGCGCCGGTCGTGATCCGCGTTGTCGACGCCGGCGTCTATAGCGGTGCCGTCACGCTCCCGGCATGGGTCTCGCTGGACGCCGCGAACGCTACATTCACCTCTAGTTCCGGACACTCGATCGAGGCAAACGACGGTGGGTACGTCCGAGCTCGCGAGGTCAAGAACGGAAACGCGAACCAAGCCGCAATCCAAATGGCAGCCACTGCTACCAGCGTGTGTCAATTCGATATCGATCAGATCACCCAAACCGGGTTGTCGAGCGGATCATTCAATCGTTCAACCACCGGACTTATGGTAATTAATGCACGGCGGGTTGAAGCTGCTTACCGCGGAATCAACTCGAACAATACGCAAAACGTCGTAATAGATATTGGTGACATCATCCTGACATCAAGCAACGCCATCGGAATACGCAACTCCAACGGTGGTACGCTTGGCGGCCGATTCCGCAACGTACTCAAGTCAAGCGCCATACTGACTGGTACCATCGGTATAACCGGAGGCGGGCTGAATCTTGTTGGGGTTGAAATCGACGCAGACACCGCTTGGAGTATATCATCTGGTAATACACTGAATTTACTGATATCAAAAGTGACCGGGGCTCAGGCCGGCGCCGGGACAAAAAACGTTACCATAGCCGGACAAACGCCCGCCGGTCTTGTGTCCGGGCCGGCGAGTAGTACCGATTGGGCACTGGCGGCCTGGGACGGAACTGATGGCGAAACGCTGCAGGACTCAGCGATCATCTTGCAGGTGGCCGGTCAGTGGATGAAATGGCCGGCAAACGGGCGCATCGATGCTCCGAACGGTGGCTTTGCTGGATCGCAAGCAATTGGTCCTGGGGCGACCGTTGGTGATACCAACTGCACGGCTGTCGCCGAGAACGCCAACGCCGGTTCAGTGGGCGGCGAGTGTACAGCCACCGGAAAGGATTCGCGCGCCGAGGATCAGGGTACCGCCACCGGGTACAATGCCAGGGCGAACGGAGAGCGTTCGGTCGCCGATGGTGTAAACGCACTTGCTCTTGATTATTCCGTAGCATCTGGGTGGGGATGCAACGTTAATGCGCAACGGTGCAGCTTGATAGGCGCCGGCGCTACGGCAATAACGGGCGACGGTGGTGTTGGTTACTTGGCGCAATTGATCCATTCCGAAGCCATGGTGTTCGGCCGCGACGCTGTCTCCACAGCAAACAAGCGCATAACATTCGGGACGATTGCGGGACTACGCGACAAAGAACTACAATGCGGAAGTGGTATTGCTGTATGGGGATCAGCCCCACCGGCATCACAACCGACCATTACAGGATCCAGGGGCGGCAATGCCGCCTTAGCGTCGTTACTTACCGAGATTGCGGCTACTGGGCTGGTGATCGATGGTACAACAGCATAAGAGGTTAACATGCGCAAGATCAAACTACATATGGCCGTGCCAAGCACAGCTATTTTCTCAGATGTCACCGAGGCCAGGTTGATGGAGACTGTTTCCACCGACAAAGGAGAGGTCAAGGCGTTACTGATGTACGGCACTGATACCGGTGATGGATTTCAGCGTTCACCAAGGCCACCGCCAAACGCAATCCAACTCGTTGATATCAGATCGTATGGTGACGTGTGGGAGGCATATCAAACCTACGCAAGCACGCTAATGCAGCGGCTGATGCGTGAGGGGTTGATGCCAGAAGGCGACGAAGAATAATGCAAGTCCACAGCATAATAGACGAGGTCAAAGATCACCGCCAGCAGCCACGCAAGACCCAAATCAAGGGCATCGCTATCCACCGGTGCGGGGTCAATCACGGAGCTGGTATCGCCATCGGCTACGATGCCGAAACGATCTGCGATGCATTCACTGGACGCAATCCAGAATGGCCCGACGTCACCAGAGCCACCGGTGGGCAGAACGCCTACACTTTCTATGTCGGTGGTAACTGCGGACCGGACGAGTACGACGGCAAGATTTGGCAAGCGCTCCCGATTTGGGAAACCGGGTACCACGCCCGGCGGTTCTCGGCGCCATATCTCGGCGTGGCGTGTATCGGGGATTTCCGTCCGCAGTACGACCGAGATCCGAGCGAGGAACAGAAGGACGCGCTTTACTGGCTCGTTGGGCGCCTGGCGCTGACGTTCGGCCTCAGGAACAACGCCATCTATGGGCACGGCGAAATCCGCGGGAGCCATGGTGGCGAGAAAGCCCCGGGGAAACCGGCTGAGTGCCCAGGGAGACTGCTGTCGATATCGTCGGTCCGGTTGCGTGCTCACGAACTCGCGGCGCGCCTGGACGGGTGCGCCGCAAAGTCTGAGCTATTCAACGCTGGCGTGGTTTTCTGATCGGTGGTAAGCTCGGAGTGACGGCCAGGTTATGCTGAGTCCCTCGGAGGGGGGGCGAGTACCACTCGCTCACTCCACTGAGGCAAACCCATCGCAACCGTCAAAAATCACCGATCCCACTGGCGGACATCAACAGTGTGCCCACGTCATGCGTCCTTCCCGTAGGCGTACGATTTCGTTACAGGCGTCTTCCACCGCGTCCTCAATCACATTACAATCGGGCCGCAAGTTGAAAACAGACCGCAATTGCTCAAGCGCGGCGGCGACACGAACACGGCGGTGACTTTCTCTGATCTCCGCTTCATGCCTCCGTTCTTGGAACTCGGTGGCTTGGGCCTGCAGCCGCCTGATTTCCTCCCACGCTGTTCGT